GCGGCCGTGGCGGAGTGAAGCCGAGGAAGGGCACGCCCGCCGCCATGTGCACGAGCAACGCGATCAGCAGGTCGCTCTTGCCCACCTTCGGCGCGCCGCCCAGCACCAGGAGCCCGCTCGGCGTCAGAACGCGCGGGCCGATGATGTCGTCGGGCATCGGGCTCGTGTCGTCGAGCAGCGCGCCCAGCGTGAAGGTAGGCAGATCGGTCTGCGCAGGCGCCGCGCTGTCGAGGCGGATCAGCGGCGGCCCGTGCCGCTTGATGTGCAGCTCCCACAGCCGGTTCGTCTCGCGCTTCAGCCGGTCGAGCGGCCAGGCGGGGCGCAGCATCGCGGCGTTGTAGCCGCAGATCGCCGTCCAGCCCTCGTCCATCGACATCCGGCCCTCGTGGACCAGCCGCAGGAAATAGCCGATGGCGGCCGAAGCACCCTCGAAACGGGACCAGTCGTCCGTGCCGCCCTCGTGCACCGGGGTCACCAGCACGTCGTCAATGGCGGGTTTCTCGCGGGGATCGGCCGTGGCCATGCCGACGCCGGGCATGGGTGGCATGTCAGCGACGCGCTCGGCCATCTCGGCGAGATCGACCTCGTGCTCGCCCGCCTCGCGGATCTGCACGAGCCGGGTGAGTCCGCCCTTGTGATAGACCGTGCCGGGCACGCGGATCGGCTGGTGGGCCGAGCGGAAATGCGTGTCGCCGCCCACCTTCAGCGCGATCTCGCCGCGCAGCTGGCAGAGCCGGGCGAGGTCCGCCCCCTCCGCGGGCTCAGTCAGTTTCCACCAGACATGCAGCTTTGTCGCGCCCTCGGACGTGCGCCCGCCGCTCTCGACGATCAGGGTCGGGCTGCCGAGATGGTGGACGAGGTGATCGAGCTTGGCCGGGATGTCGCCCGAGTCGAGATCGACCACGAGGCTCTGCATCTGAAGGACGTCCACGGCGCGGGCCTGGCCCGTCTCCGCGACGGTGCCGGGGATGACGTAGACCGCAGCCCCCTCGCGCGATGCCCAGCCGGCGAAGGTGGCAAGTTTCTCGGGCGCCGTGGCATCGGCCTCGATCCAGATGTTGTGCGGGCGGCCGTCCTTGCCCTGACCCTTGTCGACGAAGCCGCGGACCGGGATGAGCCCTTCGGAATAGCCGAAGACCACGTCGACGAAGCGGGCGATCTGGCCCGCGTCCGGTTCGACCGCGAAGGGATCGTGCAGCGGTGCCGCGTCGTTGAAATCCCGCCACGGGTTGAAGTGGATGATGTTGTCGTCGCTCATGCCGGCAGCCCCCAGCAGCGCTCGGCCCACGGGCAGAACCGGCATTCGAAGAAATCGCGATTGGCAGCGATGCGCGGGAGCAGCTCGCCCGCATCGGTCGCGCGCAGGATCCGCACACCCCGATCCGACATGCGCTGCGCGAGATCGGCATCGAAGGGCACCATTTCGTGGTGCATCTCGGCCGTGTCCTTGTTGATCGCGGTGAAGAGCGCGGGAGCGGCGCTGATGCCCGGCACCGTCGCTTCCATGTAGGCCTGGTAGAGCGCGATCTGGGCGGCGTAGACCGGCTTCGCGACGGTCACGCCCTTGGCCACCGTCTCGCGCCAGTTCTTCGCGTTCATGGTCTTGCACTCCCAGAGCGCCGGAGTGCGCAGACCGAGCGTAGCCGGGGCGTCGGCGACGATCCCGTCGACATGGCCGCGGATGCGGCCGGCCGCGACCGAGAAGCCGAACTGCTCCCCGTCCGCGCGGTTGCCCTTGCGGGTGTAGAGGTCCAGCCCCGCCGCCCGCAGCCAGCGGATGGCGAGACCCTCGAGCTCATGCCCGATCGCGAAGATCCGCAGCGACCGACCCGAGAAGTCCTGGCCCTCGTCCTTCGGAGCGCCCGCGAATTCGAACTGCAGCGCCCGCTCACAGGCGTGCCCAAGCCGGGACGCCCCGAGATAGTCGCGCGGCGGGGTCGCCTCGCGCTCAGCCTCGAGAGCCGCGTCCACGGCCGCGTTGATGCGCTCGGCGATACCGGGGCGCTTGTTGTAGTCCAGCATCAGAACGGGATCTCCGACTGGCTGGCGATCTCGGCCATCTCGGCGCGGAAGGTCTCGACGGTGGTGACGATCAGCCGGTGCATGTCGTTCCGGGTCAGTTGGCCCAGCGGCCGGTCCCAGCCGATGCGCTCCATCTCGGGTGCGAGCGCGCGCATCACGGCGGGCAGCGCCTGGGTTTCCTCTTCGGTGAAATCGACCATGCTCAGTTCTCTTTTCGCTTTGCGGGTGAAGGCCGCCTGGCAGCCCATGGAGCAGAACCAGCGGCGGGTGCGGGTTGGGCGCGGACGGTAGGGATCGAACCAGCCGAAGCCGCGCGTGCGGGATGTGCAGACGGCGCAGAGCACTGGGCGCGGATGCCAGAGGCGATCACAGCCCGGTCGATCCGGAGCCTCTGCGGGCGGGGATGGGACTTGCGCGACATGGCTCACGCCGCCCTCCGCTCGGGCGCGGCCGACATGACGAGACGCCGGATGTCGCGCCGGTTGAACTGGAAGGTGATCAGCGCCGAGGCGCGGTAGCGGGTGAGGCCGTAATCCTGCCGCTGCTCGGGCGAGAGGTATTGCAGCTGCTTCTCGGTTGGCGGCTGTGTCAGCCAGCGCTTCGACTTGAAGGCGCTCTCGTCGCTCTCGTGGGTGTTCAGCCAGTCGTCGGCGCGCGCGAGGCAGACGGTTCGATCTCCCACGCTCAGAAGGCAGGTTGGCTGTCCCCTGGCGCCGCCGACGGCATGCCAGCGGCCCTCGAGGAAGAACACGCCGCCCCAGGCGCCGAACCCGCTCGCCATGAGCGCGGCGTCGTCGCCGAAGAGATCCTCCCAGGCGAAACTCGACCTATTCAGGAGGTCGATCTCGGACATGACGAACCCGGACAGGCTGCCGGTCCTGGCCTCCTCGCTGGATGCCTCATCCTCGGGCTCGACCAGCAGCTCGCCGCAGAGCGGGCATTCGCGGGAGCCAAGCGGAATGTCGGCCGCGCAGGCCGGGCAGGTCTTGGTCGGCGCCTCGCCCGAGGGCGTGTGGCCGTCGAGATCGACGTCCTGCTCCAGCGTGCCGTGGGTCAGGCTCGACGTCCCGAAATCCAGCACGATGCAATCGGTCTTGACCACGCCGGGATGCTCGGCCGGATCGACGGTGCGCAGGCCGCGCCCGACCATCTGGATCATCGTGGACTTGTAGGAACTCGGCCGCAGCAGCACGACGCAGGAGGTCGGCGGGTGATCCCAGCCCTCGATCAGCACAGCGACGTTGATCACAACCTGGATCCGGCCGGCCGCATAGGCGTCGAGGATCCCCTTGCGCTCCGCCGCCTCCAGCGTGCCGGTGATGAGCGCGGCTGCAACGCCGGCCTCGCGGAAAGCTTCCGTCACATGCTCGGCATGGGCGACGGTCGAGCAGAAAACCACGGTCTGTCGCTCGCCCGCCTTTTCCTTCCAGTGGCGGATCACCTCGTCCGTCACCGGTGCGCGGTCCATGATCTCCGCTACCTCGGCCATGTCGTAATCCGACAGGGTCTTGCGGACCGAACGCAGTTCGTCCTGCACGCCCACGTCGATGACGAAGGTCCGCGGCGGCACGAGGTGGCCGGAGGCGATCAGTTCGCCCAGCCGGACCTGGTCGGCAACGTTGTCAAAGACTTCGCGCAGGCCCTTCCGGTCGCCCCGGTTAGGCGTCGCCGTGACGCCGAAGACCCGGGCTTCCGGATTGGCGTCGCGCACCCGGTCGATGATGCGGCGGTAGCTCTCGGCCACAGCGTGATGCGCCTCGTCGATGACCAGCAGATCGAGCTTCGGCATGGCCGCGAGATTGGCGGCGCGTGACAGCGTCGGCGCCATGGCGAATGTGACCTGGCCCTCCCAGGACTTGGCGGTGGCATCGACGACGGATGTGCCGATGCCGGGATTGACCCGGGCGAACTTCGCCCGGTTCTGGCTGGTCAGCTCGTCACGATGGGCAAGCACGCAGGCCTTGGCGCCGTCCCTGGTCATGTTGCCGGTGACGGCCGAAAGCATGATCGTCTTGCCCGCACCCGTGGGCGCTACGCCCAGTGTGTTGTCGCGGGTCGAGAGCGCAGCGAGGCTGCGCTCCAC